TTCGTCAGCCTCACGGGGTAACAGCGCCAGCCTGTGTCATGCTTCTCATACTGATGGGAACAGTACTCGAAGCATTGAGCGTTCCGTGGAACTTTCTCTACGTCTTTAAGTTCGAGATCGAAAAGGCGCTTGTAGTCATCGACGAAAAGGTCGAGTGAGCTCTCATACGCGTTATCCCCCGTGGCGACTATGTGGAGATCGCCAGCGACAATGTAGCGCGCGCAAACGCGCGCCACAGTGTTCAGGATTGTCGTAATTGCAGAGCCGCTGCAAGTGATGCCCATCTTAGACTGGCAGTAAAAGGTGCCGTCCTGGACGTAGTAGACCTTGTTGTAGAGTGCTCGTAGGACTAGAGCACGTCCATGGTGGTATTCGTCCTTCAAGCAGAGTAGGAGTACGCAGCTTGTAAGGCAAGAGAGGTTAGAGCCAATGGAGAAGTCCATATTGCTAACGTCACTAAGCCACCACCCCTTTCGCGCCTGGGCCGTCGCAAATACATTGGAGTGTACAGCGTCAAAGCCCATCGCAATCTGGAAGGGGTAATCGGGATCCGCGCGAGCGCGTTCCTTCATGTGTTTGTCAAGGTCACCAAAGAACCAACGTTCCACCAACTCGTCGACAAAAGAGACAGAGCAAATCTGTCGATCTCGCAGGGCTGCGAGCTTGGAGATGAGGTGGAGTTCGTTCTTCGTGAAGACACGGATCGGGTCTCTCAGATCAGCCTTGATCAATGAGAAAGCATCTGTTGGACCAACGTAGCGCATGAGGGCCGTTAGGCGCCTGTAGACGAGGCAGCCTATGTAGTCCAACCCGAGTTCATCAAGCATGGTCTGCTTGGTCGGGTACCTGGTACAGAAGGGGTAGCCAGGATTTGCCGTCAGGTTGACGGAGTGGAGGGTGAGGTCCAGCCAGCTTGTGACAGCACTTTGCGTAAGCTCAAGTGGTGTCGTGCGCGGCACTTTGCCAATTGCCATTGCGACGGAGAGATGGTCCTGGGTTCCAGTGACGTACTTCTCTGTGCGCTCGGCGTGTCGGTTCAGCTGTCCGC